AGAAATTACTCAATCAATTCAATCTTTGAACGCATTAGATGGCACACCGATGTGAAAACTACAGGTGATAAATTTAAAGTATCTAACAATCATCATGCTTATTATGCTCGGTACTTTATGCACAACAACCCTCAGTATAAAGACTTTTTTAGAACTCAAAAGATTAATAATGAAGAGTGATGTTAAAGCATGTTATGCTTGTGGTACACGCACAACCTATTGGATTGATATGCAGGTGGATATGAAGCCACCTGTCTATCAAACAATCTGCCTTAACTGTTGGGAGAAAGATACATGGCAAATAAAAATCGCAACAAGGGAATCTACCATGAGAAATGGTTTGAAACGTGGCTCAAAAAAATAGGTATGAAAGTTAAAAGGCAACCTATGAGTGGTGCTTTAGGTGGCGAATACATCGGTGATCTTTTAATAGAACATAATGATCACCGATTTATTTGCGAGGTAAAGTACAGAGATAAGTCAACCTTTCCGAATCCTTTTTCCTTGTTTAAAAACAAAGACATAGTGTTGTTTAAACGCAGACACAAAGTTGATAACCAATCACAAGTGCTTGTAATTTTTACACAAGAATCTTTTGAAAAATTTATGGAGAACACACATGGCTAAATACTACACACCAAAATTAACTGAGGCTCAATACTTTCATGTGTTATATGCAATGGATCTTTATGGAACTACCGTTCATGAAGAAGCTAAAGGTACTGAATATACAAGTGAAATAAAATTACATGAGCGTACTGAGGAAGCCTTGATGAAAGCACAGGAGAAACAACATGGCAAAGCGTAAAGAAATGCCACGCTTTCCTGTACCAGATGACTACCAACCAAAGCAGGAAACAATTCAAAACCTAACAGAAAAATATGGGGAGATAGATCACCAAGATGAAACAGATAAATTCATTAATTACCACCAAGCAAACGGCTCACTTCTTGCCATCGTTGATGCAGCTTACCGAACTTGGATTGGGAACAAAGTTAAATGGGAAGCAAATCAGCAAGGCAAGAACATACCTAACCAAAAGAACCGACCCTTACCAAACAGAAAAAGACCTTCTTACTTCCATGAAATCGCTAACAGAATACGGCATTGAAGTTAAACCAAAGCTAGGTACATTAGGAAGTATAGCTAAAATAACTTTATCCTTTGAAAATGTGGATAAATTAAATGAGGCATACACTAAAGTTTTTATGTGTATGGTAGGGTTACCCTGCGAGGATATTCAACAACGACTCCTCGTGCTTTCTACGCTCGTACAGAGGCAGTTTGGTGACAACCCAGAGGACTTAGAAGTAAGGATTAATAGTACAGCTAAAGAACTACAAAATTATCCTGTTGATATTGTCCTTAAATCTATCTCAGAAGTACAGAAAACAGAGAGATATTTCCCTAGCTTTTCTGTCTTTTTCAAACACATCTTATGGAGGTATGAATCACGTAAACAATTTCTTATTGCATTAGATAGAGAAGGAGAGAGGTTAAACAAATGTTAGAAGCATTGTTATGTATGAGCCTAAACATTTACTTCGAGGCTCGGTCTGAATCTGTACACGGACAGATTGCAGTAGCAGAAGTAACATTGAATCGGGTTCAATCAAATGAATATCCCGATTCAATTTGTGGAGTTGTACTGCAGGAGAACAAAGATGGTTGTCAGTTTTCTTGGTGGTGCGATGGACGATCTGACAAACCAAAAGAAAAACATTCATTTAAAAGAGCAAAAGCAATTGCTAAGTTAATGATTGAACAAGGAGATTATATATCGGTAGTAGGAAAGGAAGCAACACACTACCATACCGAAGATGTCACCCCATATTGGAGTGATAACTACATACATGTAGTACAAATTGGTAAACATATTTTCTATAAAAAAGAAAATCATCCTTTACTAAGACCACATAATTTGATAGAATTAATTCAAGGAGAACACAATGAATAGATTAGGCTTTATAGGTGGCAGTGATGCTACCAGAATCATGACAGGTAATTGGTATGACCTTTGGGCTGAGAAAACACAGCGCAAAAAACCAGAAGATTTGTCTAACAATCTAGCAGTACAGCTAGGTACACACACAGAATCATTTCACATTGATTGGTTTTGTAAACAAATTAATTCTATTACTCAACTTTCTTTGCAACCAAGTAAACTTAGAAAACAAGTAGCATATGATTGTATAGAAGATGGTGTACCATACAAAGGTACAGTCGATGCACGTTTGCAATCTGCTATACTTGAATGTAAACATACAAACTCTTTTACTAATATGAAAGAACAGCTTGATCGTTATATGCCACAGCTACAATTTTATATGCACATATCTGGTGTAAAAGAATGTTACTTATCCTGTATCTTTGGTAACAATACATGGGATTACAGAAAAGTATCTTGTGATAACGAGTATGTACATCATATGAACGAAACAATCAGAGCGTTCTGGACCTGTGTAGAAGATGATACTGCACCTACAGATCAGATCGTACCAGAAATAAATACGGATAAAATACGGATAGATGATATGGTACGCAGAGATGCAAGTGCCGATAACCATTTCATTAGTATCGCCCATGACTTTATAGATACTATGAAAGATGCCAATTCAAATAAAGAATATAATAAGATGCTTAAAGAATTGGTAGCACCAAACGAGAGAGAAGTTTACTCACCTATACTTACTATCAAGAGAGATAAACGTGGCTCTTTAAGAATAACAACATCAAATAAGGAGAACTAAAGATGGCAACTAAAGAAGAAAAACAATCAGCACTTGACTGTTATTTAAAAGCGCAAACAGAAATGGGTAAAGCATTAAAGAACGCAACCAACCCACATTTCAAAAGTCATTACGCAGACTTAGCTAATGTCCTTGAGGCTTGTATGGAAGCATTTCACAATAATGGATTTATACTTACACAACCATCTGGTCGTGATGAAGCAGGTAATGATTATGTAGATACAATACTTACCCATATAACAGGTGCAACATTTGTATCAAGAGTACCTTTGATCTTAGAAAAACAAACTATGCAAGGTTTAGGTTCAGCAATTACTTACGCTCGTAGGTATGGTGCATTACAAATGGCAGGCATAGCACCAGAAGATGACGATGGTAATGAAGCATCAAAGACACCACGCAAAGATTTACCAATTCCAATTAAACCAGAAACAGAAGGAGATTTTTAAATGTCAGACTATGACAATACAAACAAGGGTGCGGCTTTCGCACCCTTCCCAGATCAGAAGTTTATTCTAACAGGTAAACTTGATGTAAACGGTATTGAAAAACAATGTGTTTACATTTCAGGAGAAACTAAAGGTGGTAAAAAAATTATCAGAGTGTACCAAGAGCTAGGTATTATGTTTGAAAATGAAAGCACCAATGAAAAAGCACCCAGTTATTCTGGTAGTTTGCAAGATCATTTAGGTGAAGAAATGAAACTTGCAGCTTGGAAAAGGCAATCAGAAAAAGGAAACTATCTTAGTCTATCTGTATCTGAGAAAGATAATAATAAAAACAATGCTAATATTGACACTAAAGATTATTTAGATGAAGATACTGAAGTACCTTTTTAAAGAACATATGTAGAGGCATATGTAGTGTTCTCCGATACTAATCTATTTGCCTCAACTTGGGCGAGGGTTGTGTTGTTGTGGCAACCCTCGTTCTTTTTTTATAGGAGAATAAAAAAAACCCCCGACGAGCCAACCAAGAAGCTCAAGTCGGGGGTAGTTTAGCTAAGGACTTGGGAGAAATTCTTAGCTAATCATACGCATCCTTTGAACAAGACGATCTGCCCTGTTAGGAACGGTACGATACCATTTACTATCGGTCATTTGATTGGCTGCTTCATTCCAATCTCTATCCTCAATAGCTTTATTCATTTTTTTAAATGCTTTCATTTTTGGCAAACCCATATTAAACATCATGTTCCCTACGATCTGCTTACATTCTTCAGGTAAAGAATTAAAATCATTGTGCAATCTTTTACAATCATCAATGACAGACTGAACATCCTTATCAAAAACTTCCTGCACCCTTTTCTCAGATACAGATTCACCAACTTCCATATCATTTTCAGGATCACCTGAAATTGTAAGATGCCCAATTCCAAAAGTTTTCTTATCGAGGTGATCTAGATATACTTCATACTTCACACCCTCATCAATCTCTAACTGCTTTCTCAACTTATCTATATTCATTTCGCAACTCCCTTTGCTTTTTCAAAACTACGCAAACCACCAAGACCTAACATACCCATTAACACTGTTAATAAACTACCCATATCAAACTCAGGTATAGGTGGTATCTCTATACCTGTAAAGGCAACAACAAATAAAATACAAGGACTAAGAATAAAATGGTACAGTAAAGCTATACCACACACCCAACCTACAAAGGGTCGCCACCCACCCTTGAACAAAGAACCAGACTGTGCTTCTGCTTTATTAACTTCTACCTGTGCAAGAGCAATCTGCTGTGCATGATTGTCTGCCATCGTCGCCAACTCATGAGCTAACTTAGCCTTCTGATCTTTGTCCTCTATAACCTTATCTAAAATACCAGTGACAGGACCAATTAAATTATTTAATAAACTCATTCTTTTTTTCCACTTCCTAAAAATACAGCAAACGCTCCTGTTAATGCACCTGTCATCACAGACGGTAAAGCTGCTTGTTCAAGTGAGGGGTCAGGCAGAGAAATAAACCATTCAATAACTCTATATGTCATTATAATTAACGACAACATAATAAGTCTAGGTATAATTCTCCACTTGTCTAAATGTTCTGGTGTCATTTTATTAATAACCAATAGGGTTTATATTGTAGTGCGTGTAAATAACTTAGAAGTAAAAATGAAATCGTAATAAAAATTATAATTTTGTTGCTTAACATCCATGTGATTATTTCATTTTTAAAGCAAACCATAACATTCCTGCAGCACCACATGCTGTTATAATTAAAGCTATAATAATTCCAAACAACTGTTTGATTTCATTAGCTCTTCTTATCGCTTTGTACTTACCCTCACGTTCAGAAACTTTAGCTTGCCTTCTGAATTGCTCAAACTTGTTCCAACCTTTCATGCCTCTGGTAGAAATAATAATATCTCGAAGTTGACGTTCGTAATCCAGTGCCTTCTCATAAGCAATGTAGCTAGACAAAGGGTCTGATTTACTTTCACCCTTTTTGTGAGCTTCTTTAGCTCCGTCAATAAAAGAAAAAAGATTGTTTAAATCTTTGCCCATTGAGGACAAATCTTTTCCGATAGCAATGCCTTTTTTTATAGCTGTGAAAGCTAAGAGAGATGCGGAAATTGGGTCCATATTAATCTCATTCTGCTGCCTCTAAGTGAGGCGTATTAGTTAAAGACTGCTTATCCAGAATCTTAAACCCTCGTCGAACAGTGAATTTTTGTGGATCTTTTTCAAACTTATCAGCGCACTTTTCCAACCATTGCATTGTCATTTCGTGTGAAGGTTCTTCACCTTTGGCAATCATTGCATTTTCTATTTTTAAATAATTAAATAGTTCTACTTGTGCAGCTGCTCCATTGATTCCTAGATCAAAAAAGTATATATGATTGCCTTCGTCTATTACCCCACCCTTTGTTCGAGCGGCAGACAAGGCTTGTTTCATAGCAGTCATAACGTGGTAGCGAGCTTCTTCACGCTCATACATTTCTTCAGTAACTTCTGTAATACCTAAATGCTTAAGTAAACTTTCGTATTGATTAACAAAGAAGTTCAACTTTCTTATAGCACCCTGTACAAAATTTTGTGCATTTGTGGAATGAGTTCGCAACTCTAATATCTCTACTTCCAACATTTTTCTGTCTAAATCATCTTTACATTTTTCTAATTTACGTTCTTTCTTTTTTAACTTTATTACTTTTTTCTGCATATTAATGTGAGCATCTTGCAATGCAGTTTTAGTTCGTTCAACTTCAGCCAAGCTATGTTTAATACTTCGTATAGGCGAAATAGCTGTTACATCTAATGTTACATACATAAATTGAGAATGAGATTTATAAAAATTCGAACAAGCATGTTGGACTTCAGGCATCTTTTCTTCTATGTTTTCAAGCATAGTTCTGTATTCTGGCTTACAATCTATCAAAGAAGTTTCAATATTTTTTACTATTAATTCATTACCCATTAAGTTCCTCCAAATCATTCCAAATTCTAGTAGCTGCAGTTTCAGGAACAAAATCTTCTTCACTACCATCTCTAGTCATTTGTATCCATCCATCGCTTACACTTGTAAGATATGTAATTAAATCATTCTTACTTGTAATTTCACTTATTGCACTTGAGATATCTGCACCATCGTCAGCAATGCCAAGTATAATCCAATCTCTAGGACTAGCTGTACTACTATCTTCGACAGGATACATTCCACCTGTTCCTTGCGGCACACCCCTTTTTAACCATGTAGGTATTGTGCCTTGAGCTGTTAATCTATATTTTACTAATTTATATGCCATTTATTTACCCTGCTGATGCTGCACAACCATTGCCTGATGCTTGCCCATAAAGCATACTTGCAGTTCCCCCTCCTGCTAAATCCCCCCAGAGAACACCATTACCTAAAGTCCCAATAGTAATTTTCGCTATTCTTTTTTCTTCTGTAGCACCACCTGCTGTTACTCCTCCATAAAATAAACCTATTGTTGCATTTGCTGCGCTACATGTCCCCGACATTTTATTCTGCCCACTGGCATAATAAGGAGTACCAAAGTCCGTAGCATTACCTAAAGTGGCTATTTGAACATATGAATACATCGCATTAGTGACATGACCCTCATCAAAAACAGCTCTTGTAGAACTAGCACACCCAGAACATCTCGCTGTAGCATGATTTGTATCACCAAAGTCCCCTGCCGTTCCACCTGAACTTATAGTTGAGTAATCCATGTCTGCATTAAGACCTACAGACGCATCATCTCCTGCATAGAAAATACCTCGTGTGGCATTTGACGCATTTCCACACCAGTGCCGAGGCTTAGTTAAACTCCCGAAAGAGGTTGAATCTGCTGCAGTAGCCATCGTGACCTTTTCTATTGTATTTACAGTAGTAGGACTTGTAATACCTAGATTAAACACACCTACGGTGGCGTTATTAATTTGCCCGATTCCACCAAGTCTACATGCTGCAGAAGTATCGCCAAAGTCAGAAGCGTCAACTCCTGATGATGCTGCTGTAAAATATTCTATAACATTAACATTAGACCCTGTTGTGCCACCTGCAAAAATATTTCTTGTTGTGCTGCAAAAACTACCACTAATACCATATTTTCCTGCACTTAAATCAGCAAAATCAGCAGAATCCCCTGCTGATTCAATTGTTATTCTTTCTACACTATTAAATGCAGCACCAGTAGTATTACTATAGCCTAATGCGTTAAGAGCATAAGGTATAACACTACTAGCTCCATACCAATCATCAAATGACATTTCTGCACCTGAATCAGCACTGATTAGTCCACGAATATCAGCGTCATTAATAGTACAATTACTTCCTGAAGAACCACCTGCTTCAATGT